AGATAAAGGTACAAGTGGTATAAACATAGTATTATGGGCAACACCTGATGATACACAAACATATACTTTAGTTTATGACTATATAAAAAGAATAGAAGATGCAGGCAGTGTAGCTAGCAATAATGCAGATGTTCCTGCTAGATATCTACCATGTTTAACTTATGCTTTGGCTTATAACATAGCTTGTAAAGAGCCTGATGCTATAAACAAAGTTAATATGATAAGAGGCAGATACTTAGAATTATGGAACGAAGTATCTGAGTCTGATAGAGAAAGAGCAGCAGTTAAGTTTGTTCCAGGTGGAACAATTTATTAGTTATGGCATATGCAGTAGGAAGAAAAGCTTTAGGTCAGTGCGATAGATGTGGTTTTACATATAAGTTAAAAGATTTAAAGTATGAAGTAGAAGATGAAAGCAGAAATGGTTTGAGAGTATGTCAAGAATGTTTTGACCCAGACCATCCTCAGCTACAAGTAGGTAAATTAAATACTTCTGACCCAGAGGCATTATTTAATCCAAGAGCTGATGCTGGAGAAAAAGACTCAACTACTTACTTTGGTTTCAACCCTGTATCTAGTACAGGTATGATTGCAAGAGCTAAAGCAGGTAAAGTTAAGGTGGTGATAGGATGACCTATGCAGAATTAAAAAGTTTAATACAAAATTATTTAGAAAATACTGAGGCTACTTTTGTTTCAGACTTACCTAAGATAATAGAACAAGCAGAAACTAGAATACTTAAAAGTGTAAAGCTACCTGTATTTAGAAAGAATGTAGAAGGTTCTATAACTTCTGGCAATAAATATTTAAACACACCATCAGATTTTTTAGATAATTATTCTTTAGCTTTAACAAATTCTGATAGCCAAGAGTTTTTATTATTCAAGGATGTAAACTTTATTAGAGAGGCATATCCTAATCCTTCAACAACAGGAGTGCCAAAACACTATGCTTTATTTGATAATACTACTTTTATATTAGGACCAACTCCTAATGCAACTTTTGTAGCAGAGTTACATTATTTTTATAAACCAACATCTATAACAGCAGGAGCAGAAAGTGGTACGACATGGTTATCTACTAATGCAGAAAATGCTTTACTTTATGGAGCTATATTAGAGTCATACGTTTATATGAAAGGAGATTTAAACTTAATGCAAGTTTATGAAAAACGATACGACCAAGCATTAGCAAGATTAAAAACTCTAGGTGAAGGTGAAAATACTAGAGACCAGTACAGAGATGATACCTATAGGGTACAAAGAACATAATGTTTAGTGTAGATGTAAAATCAGGAATAGGTGATGTTGGAGTAAAAACAACACACAATGAAGGATTAAGCCCTGAATACTGGACAGAAAGAATAGTAGAAAGATTAGTATCAATAAGCAATAATGCTGACCCTATGGTTAAGGCACAAGCTGAAGCCTTTAGAGATAGTATTACTAATTTAATTTTACTATATATGAAACAAGCTATATCAAGTGACAGAGCTACTGTAGCAGGTCTATTAGAAAAGCAAGGTCATAAAGATATGGCTGATATTGTAAGGAGATTATAATGGCGATTTCGCAAGCAATGTGTACTTCATTTAAAAAAGAACTTTTAGAGGGTGTACACAATTTTAAAAATTCAGGTGGCAATGATTTTAAACTAGCACTTTATACAAGTTCAGCTACTTTAGGAGCATCCACTACAGCATACACTACCTCTAATGAGGCTAGTGGTACGAACTATACAGCTAAAGGAGCATCTCTAACTAGAGTTGACCCTTCAACATCTAGCACTACAGCACTTACTGACTTTGCAGATTTAACTTTTAGTAATGCAAGTGTTACAGCTAGAGGCTGTTTAATATTTAATGACACTGCTTCAGGAGACCCTGCAGTTTGTGTTTTAGATTTTGGTGGAGATAAAACATCTACTGCTGGAGATTTTACAATTCAGTTCCCTGCAGCAGATGCATCAAACGCAATAATTAGAATAGCTTAACTATGGCAATAATTAATGGTTGGGGTCGAGGCACTTGGGGAGAAGGTGCTTGGAGTCAACCGATTGCAGTTTCAGTAACTGGTGTAGCTGGTACAACTGCATTAGGTGATGAAAGTGTTTCTATAAGCACTGTATCAGGTGTAAGTGCAGTAGCAGCAACATCTGGTCTAGGTGATGAATCTGTAAGTGCTGCAGCTAATGTAAGTGTTACAGGATTAGTAGGAACATCAGCTTTAGGCTCTGTATCATTAATTACAAACAACAATTTATCTGTTACAGGTTTTGTTGGAACAACTTCACTAGGTGATGACACAACAACAGGTGATGCTAATGCACCAGTAACTCTGGATTCTTTAGTATCAGGTTTAGGTGGAGTAGTAGTTTGGGGAGCAGTAGATACTTCACAAACACCAAATTATAGTAATATAAGTACATCTCAAACGCCTGATTGGCAAGAGGTGGCATAACAAAGGAAAATTATGGCAACGTATGTAAACAATTTAAGATTAAAAGAAATAGCTACAGGTGATGAGGCTGGAACTTGGGGTGCTTCTACTAATACAAATTTAGAATTAGTTGGAGAAGGTTTAGGTTTTGGCACTGAGGCTATCACAACAAATGCAGATACTCATACATCTACTGTAGCTGATGGCTCAGCAGATGAGGCTAGAGCTATGTACATTAAATATACAGGCACATTAGACAGTGCTTGTACTATAACAATAGGACCAAACACATTAAAAAGAGTTCACTTTATAGAGAATGGTACATCAGGTAGTCAAAACATAATAATAAAACAAGGCTCTGGAGCTACAGTAACTATTGGTCCAGGAGATGTTAAGGTAGTTTATCTAGATGGTGCAGGCTCAGGTGCAGCAGTAAATGATGCTTTTGCAAGCTTATCAACAGTAGATTTAAAAGTAGGTGATGATTTAACAGTTACAGATGATGCATCAGTGGGTGGTGATTTATTGGTGAGTGGTGAAGTGCAGACTGCTAATATAGGTTTTACCGATGGAGATAACGCTATCACAATAGCTGATGGCGGAGGTATAACAGCAGCAGCAGGAATCACATCCACTGCCGCATCTAACACATTTGGAGCAACATCTTTTAATGATGCCAATATAACTAACGTTGGTGATATTGCATTAGATAGTTTATCAGCAGATGGGTCTAGTATTTCAATAGCTAGTCCAGTTGTTATAAATGGTACAACACCTAGTTTAACTATAGGTGATGCAGGAGCAGAGGATACAAGTTTAGTCTTTGATGGCAATGCAAAAGATTTTTATGTGGGTCTTGATGACTCGGCTGATAAATTAGTCGTAGGTGTAGGCTCAACAGTAGGTACAAACTCAATACTAACTTTAGATGATGACTCACTTGTTATAGGTGATGGAGCAGCAGTTGATACTTCCATTGTCTTTGATGGTAATGCTCAAGACTTTTATATTGCACTTGATGACTCTGCTGATGACTTATTAATAGGTAATGGCAGTACAGTAGGCTCTAATGTAGCTATCGGTATTAATGAAAGCCAAGTGGTGCAATTTAATGGAGCATATACATTTCCAACATCAGATGGTAGTGCTGACCAAGTATTAAAAACAAATGGTAGTGGTGCATTATCTTTTGGCACAGTTTCTTCAGGCACAACAACAACTATTAATAACAATGCAGACAATAGACTAATAACAGGAAGTGGCACAGCTAACACATTAGAAGGTGAGGCTAATGCTACATGGAATGGTAATACCCTTGCATTAACAGCAGGAGCAGGAAATACAGGTATATCTCTTACAGATGGCTCAACTAACTATGGTTTTATTGGTGGTGGTAATGCTCTTAAATCAGGTGGTAGTGCCAATGACTTTTCATTTAGAACCGACACTGGCTCTATAGACTTTTACACTAATGGTCAAAATTTAAGGTTTTCTCTTGAATCAAGTGGGCAAATTAACATGACTGATAATATATGTATGGGTACTACTTCACAAAGAGACAATGCTGTAATAACTGCTATAAAAGATGGTAATAATTCTGACGCTGTTTTAGATATGGACCATGGTACAGGTGATGCCTCATTTTATAGATTTATAAAGTTTAGAAAGAAGAATGAATCTTCTGCTGTAGGTAGACTTGATGCAGATATAACAGGTAGCACTATGACACTTGCTTTTGACTCTGATGGTAGATACAAAGATATTTTAGGTGATGCAGATGGTTTAAATCTTATATCAAAACTAGAGCCAATTAAATTTAAGTGGAAAGATGGCACAGGAGAAGGCTCACAAGGTTTTATTGCACAAGACTTTAAAAAAGCATTTGATGATGTTGGTTCATACGCAAGAGGTGTATATGAGCCCAAAGACGAAAGCAAAGATAAATGGCAACTTGACTATGGCACTCTTGTACCAAACTTAGTTAAAGCTATACAAGAGCAACAAGAACAAATAGAAGTATTACAAAACGAAATACAACAACTTAAAGGAGAATCATAATGGCTGTAAATTTTGAATGGGATGTATCAAACTGTGAAGTTTATCCTAGTAAAAGTGGTAAATCTAATGTAGTACATAAAGTGCACTACGAACTGAAAGGTGTTGATGATACTAATACAGACAGCAATGGTAAGAATTATTTTGCAGTATCTAGAGGTAGAGTTTACTTAGACACATCTGATTTATCGAGTTTTATAAACTGGTCAAGTCTAACTGCCTCTGATGTACAAGGTTGGGTAGAAAGTGCCATGGGTTCTAGTAATGTAGCATCCGTTAAGTCAGCACTAGAGTCAGATATAAGCAATCAAATAAATCCTAGCTCTGTTCACAAAATATTAGGTGGTTAATATGGATGAAAAAAAATTCTATGCAAATGTTTTACAGCTAATAGATGTCTCTGTAAGAAGAGGAGCTTGGGAAGGTACAGAGCTAGCTTTGCTGGCAGAAATTAGAGAAGAGGTAGTTATAAAATTAAAGAATTGGTCAAATGGTATAGATGTTCCAGAAAGTTCAAAAGAATTATCTGAAGAAAATAAAAATGAAAAAAGTTAGTTCTATGGAAAAAATTATTTCACATGAAAAAGAATGTGCTATTCGTTATGAAAATATAGAAAAACGTTTAGAAGATGGTTCTAAAAGATTTGATAGACTAGAACTTATGTTGTGGGGAGTATATCCTTTTATTGTAGGAGCATTAGTAGTAAGTAGGTATTTATCGTGAGTAGAGCAAAAAAAGTTATATCAAGAGTTGTAGGCAAGCTTAAAAAGGCTAGCAAGGCTCATGCTAATCAAGCTAAAAGTTTAGAGATGTTAAAGCTTAAAAAAGGTCGTAAAGCTAAAAGCAGAGTTAATGAAGCTGGTAATTATACAAAGCCTGGTATGAGAAAAAGATTATTTAATAAAATAAAAGCAGGCGGTAAAGGCGGTAATCCTGGTCAATGGTCTGCTAGAAAAGCACAGATGTTAGCAAAACAATACAAGGCTGCAGGTGGCGGTTACAAATAGTATATTCATAGATGATTTAGAAATACCAACATCTAAACATCCTGAAGTAAGAAAACTAAAAAAGAAATATAACAATCATTCTATACATGGTTATAAAATATGGAACTCTAGTTTAGTTCTTATAGATGCTTTAAAGAAACTTAACCTTAAATTTTCAGAAGACAATTTAATTTTAGACTTAGGTTGTGGCTGGGGTGTATTAAGCTCTTATCTTGCAATGCAAGGTGCTAATGTAGTGGGTGTTGATATAGATAAAAAGGTTAAACCATACTTTGAATTTATATCTCAACTAAATGATGTCTATCCTAAATTTATAAATGATGATATTTTTTCTAAAGATTTTAATATCGACTATGATTACTTTATAGCCTGTGATGTTTGTTTTTATAAGAAACATACAAAAGACTGGGCAAAGTTTATAAAAAGAATAACATCAGAAAATAAACAATTATTAATGTCAGACCCAGGTAGAGACCCTTTTTGGGAACTTCTTAAAATATGTGATGTGCCTCATATTATTGAAAGATATCACGTTAAAGAACCTAGAAAAGCTGACTCATATTTAGTTATATTCGGAGAATGAGATGGCACTCAAAAAAACACAAAAGAGTTTAAAAACATGGACAGGTCAAGATTGGACTACAGCTAGTGGTAAGAAGTCATCTGAAACAGGTGAAGTCTATGCTCCTAGAAAACAAATAGAAAGATTAAAGTCTAGTCCAGCAGGCAGAAGAAAATTAGCCGCAGCTAATAGAAAAAAAAGAGAGGCAACTAGAAAAGGTAAACAACACGCTAGACATGGTTTACATAAAGGTAAAAGAAAATAATGTATGAGTATAAGTTTAAATTAGATAGAGTTGTTGATGGCGATACTATAGATATTGTTATTGATTTAGGTTTTTCTATTCTGCATAAATGTAGAGTACGTTTATTTGGAATTGATACTCCAGAATCTAGAACTAGAGATTTAGATGAAAAGGCTAGAGGTAAACTTGCAAAAGACTTTTTATCTTTTTGTTTAGCTTCATCTGATGAGCACGTTATAAAAACTAGTGTAGATGGTAAAGGTAAGTTTGGTAGAGTTCTTGGCGAAATATATTGTGATGGAAAAAATATTAATCTTCTAATGATTGATAAGCATCATGCAGTTGCATACAAAGGACAAAGCAAAGATGAGATTGCTGCTGAACATTTAGTAAATAGACAAATCTTGATAGACCAAGAAATATACATACCAAGTAAATGAACATATAATCAAAAAATGATAGGAGGTAATGATGTTAGAATTTTTTGAATATTTAATAAGATGGGTACAGGTTGTACCTTGGCTTGTTATGGTTGCATCTGTGATAGCAGCTTGCACCGACACTCCTAAAGATGATGCTGTAATAAAAAAATATTACAGATTTATAGATTGGCTAGCTTTTAATATAGGTAAAGCTAAGGACAAGTAAATGCACGAAGACGGAAGATTTAGAGGCGATATGGACAGAAATGAGGTCGAGATGGACCTTAAGAAGTTCATGGCTATGGTGGAAGAGATAGGTGCTTTAAAAGATAAAATTAGAGATTTAGAGGATAAACGTAATGTTAACCCTCATCAAAAATGGATACATCTTGCGAGAGCTATAGACTCATGGCGTATTTTTCCTAGAGCTTTTTTAAGCGTCTATATTTTTCTATTGTATTATTCTACTATGTGGTTTATGGCTCTCGAAGAACCATCATTTGAACAATCAGGCTTAATATCAATAATAGTAGGAGCAGGTGCAGCATGGTTTGGTTTATATGCTGGCACGTCAAATTCATCAAAGGGGTTTAAAGGTGAAGATAACTAGATTAATTTTATTCTCAATTTTATTATGGTGCGGTAATTATTTACAGGCACAGGCTACAGGTACTTGTACTGCTGGTACAGAGTATTGTGAGGCGGTAACTACTTCAAACGATACCACTACAAATAATACCAATAACAATACTAATACAAATACAAACACGAATACCAACACGAATACAAATACTTCGACCTCTACAGCAACAAATACGAATTACAATACCAATAGTTCGACTGCTACTAACACAAATAACAATAATAATACATCGACTTCAACATCGACTAATACGAATAATAATAATAATAATTCAACTTCTAATAATACGAATACGAATTACAACAACTCAAACTCAAACTCTACAGTTAACTCAACTGTAGACCAAACTGTTAATAACAATACTACTACTAACAATACAAACACCAATTATAATGAGAGTAATTCGACTTCAGACAATACGAACAGGAATTATAATGAAAGTAATAGTAATTCAAATGTAAATTCTAATAATAAGAATTATAACGAAAATAATTCTAAGTCAGATAATACAAATAGAAACTACAATAAATCTGAGTCAGTACAAACTATTAATCAAAACGTTACAACCAAAGCACCACCTGCATCTGCTATAGCTCCTAGCATAATGAGTTATTCGCAGGACCTTTGTACAACTGGTTTATCTGCAGCATATCAAGGACAGATATTTGGTTTCTCAGGTGGTAAGAGTGTCAGAGATGAAAACTGTGAAAGATTAAAACTTTCTAAGTATGTTTATGACATGGGCATGAAAGTAGCAGCAGTTGCTTTGTTATGCCAAGATGAAAGAGTTTTTGCAGCCATGTGGAAAGCAGGCACACCTTGCCCATACAATGGCAAAATAGGAGATGAGGCAAAAGCAGAATGGGTTTCTAATGCATGGGAAAGACCTGACAGAATAGAGGCAGAAGAAGATTTTCTACGAAAATGTATGGAACAAATAAATCCTAATTGGAGAAAAAGGAGTTGGGGTGAAAAAATTACATCACCTTTAAGTGATAAACCTTTTGCATCAAAATACAAAAGTAGGAGACAATGCTTAGACGAATTTTATGGCTAGTACTTATATTTTGTTTGCAAGGACATTCTCAATATATATACGAGGCTAATCAACCTTTATATCATTTACAAACAAATGCTAATGCTTTTCAAGGAGAGCTTGCATATGAGATTGTAGATGATGGCATTTCACCAGTTATAGATTTTTCTTTTGACTTTAATTTTTATGGTAATACTTTTGATTTTGCAAGAATAGCTACCAATGGATGTTTGCATTTTGGTTTAACTTCTACAGCATATAATGATTATTGTGGTGATTACACACCAGACCCATTACCTAGATACAAGAATACTTTATATCCTTTTTGGACAGATTTAATAAGAGATAATAACTCTAGAATAAAGTCCTATGGTGATAGTGAGAAAATGATTTTTGGTTGGTACGATATGCGAGAGTACAATCGTAGTGGTTCAGATAATAGTTTTGAAATAATATTATGGTCAAATCATACATTTGAATATAGGTATGGTGCTTTAGATATAATAAACCATGATGTTTTAATAGGTGAGCAAGGACCTGACTCTAACAAAATATATACATATTTATTTCACGATGAATGTAATACAGGCACAACAAACTCTAGTAGTTGTGTAAATACAAATTGGAACAATACATCTTTTAATACAACTTTAGAAAATGGTGGTTCTCTTTATAGTGATGGCTCAGACCATAGTATAGATTGTAGTAACCCTCTAAACGATTCTAGTTGTACTGGTTATGCTGAGGCATTATTAACTCAACAATGTAATTTATCTCAGTTGTATAGCACAAGTTGTCCTGACTATGATGAGGCTTATGATGAGCTACAATGTGAAGAAGACCCTCAGTATAGACCATTTTGTTCAGGCTATAGACAAGAAGACTCAGTAGCTTTCTTTCAAGAAGATGATATGAACTTTGGTGGACAAAGAAATGATGGACAACACCAAGATATGTTTGGACATGATGATATGTTTTCTAATGAAGATTTTTTATTAGGCGACCCTTTTGTAGATTTAAACATTATTAGAGATGCAGAAATATTTGAAGAGCCTTTATTAGATGAGCCAATATTTTTTGATTTCAATGATGATGGTTTTGCACCTATGAGCATAATATCTAGGCATGAAGACTTGCATAGTCCACATGGAGGAGGAGATGAAGTAGTGCCTTGGAATTTACAACCAGTCAGTCAAATAGCTCCTTTACCTCAGTATGATGTGCCAGAAGTATTAGCACCTTTAGGTGGAGATGTTTTATTAGCAGAGTTTATAGTTTTAGAAACTGTAGTTGTTGAAGACTATAGAGAGCCAGAAACTTTTATTGAGTTTGATACTATTGAACAGTTAGACGAATGGTTTGAAAATGAAAGAGGCAGTAGAGAGGAAGAAGAAGTAGCACATCAAGAAAATGTACAACAAAGACCTGAAAGAGAAGAGATAGTTGCAGAACAAGAAGTAGAAGAAGTTTTAGAAGAAATAAGAGAAGAACAAGAAGAAATTGCAGAACTTGAAGAAGAAGTAATTGAAGAAGAAGAAATATTAGAACTACATGAAGAAGAGTTAGTTGCTGATAATAAAGACAGAAAAGCTATGAAGATGAATATTGTAGCTGACTCTATAAAGGCTGCAGCAAATAGTGTTAATTATGGTACACAAAGCTCTAACTCAGGAGGCTATGGTGCAGGTGGTAATAGTTCTAGTTCTACTGCACATTCAAGTTCTAGCAGTAGCTTTGCTGGTAGTTCTAACTCTACTAGCAGTTCACCAAGTATAAGTGACCAGATTGCATCTGCATCTGTACAGACAAATAATATATTATCTATGTCACAAAATTCTGGAGATATGTCAGGCACAGGTTCACAGATAGGTGGTAGCGTTACTACAAACTTAATACCTTTACCTACTGCAGATGGCGGACAAATGGTTATGGCTGAAGTACAGATAAATAATTTACAAGGTGATATTAGTTCTGCTACATCAGGAGTTGTATCTGCAAGTGAAGCTGATGAAATAGCTAATCAGATAATAGAAAATAATATTAAAAGTCAACAAGAAGAAATACAACAACAACAAGAAGAAACAGGTGAGTATGCTGACCAAACTACATTAGTAGCTTATTTAGGATTTGTTCCTGGATTTGATAGCTATAAAACTTTAGAGTTGCCTAAACAAGACACATGGTATGAGGCTAAAGAAATTTACAGTGATATAGTTATGAACGATAATATAAATGCCTTTTATGGTTTAGCAGGTAGTAATATAAATACTATGAATATCTTGATACAAGAACAACCAAACTTACAGGAGGAATAATGGATTGGTTTCAAAATAAAACAACACAACTAATAGCTTTAGTGTCAATAGTCGGAACACTAGCTGGTTTTGGTTATACAGGTGCAACCTATATAAATAGATTGGAAAATCTAGAATCTAAGATTGGTGGCATTAGTGATAATGAAAACGAGGTACAAATTATAGAAGAGAGATTTGTAGCTATAGAAACAAGCGTAGAGTTTTTAGAAAAAGAAATAGATGGTATAGAGATACCTAATGTTTCTGAAATACAAAGTGAGCTAGCTGCAATAAAAGTACAGCTTTCTGATTCTAAAGAAGACATACAAGAGTTAAAAGAAAAACTAAAAGACTTAGATAAGAATCCACTGGCTAATTAATATGGCAGAATTTTGGGAGTGGCTCAAAAGTTTATTTATAACTTACTACAAGTTAACAGTTAGTTATAATGCGACTTGGGGTGATAAAGACGACCAAAGTTTTGTAGTAAAAAAGTTTTATGTTAAGAAAGAAAAACATCTTAAATTTAAAACAAAAAAAAATGAGATAGTAGAAATACGTGGAGCTGAAGGTCTTAATTATAAAATAGAGGAACTGTAATGTATCAATTTTTATTTGCGATAATACTATCACTTTCAGGTTTGTGTTATTACATTTGGAATGAGAACGTAGTTTTAAAAGATAATAATTTAAAACTAGAGAACGCTGTAGCAGAACAAAAAGAAACTATAAAATCTTTACAAGCTGATTTTGAATTACAATCTAATTCATTATTAGAAATGACTTTAAAAAATCAAGCAGCAGAAAGAGAGTTGAATAGATACTCAGAGTTTATAAGAAACTATAAACTTACTGCTAAGATTTTAGAAGACCCAGTAGAAATGCAAAGGAAGATAAATAATGGAACTAAACACATTATGGAAGACATTGAAAAACTCAGTGGCACTGTTGATAGTCTTGATGATGGCTTGCAGTTGCAGTCTCCTTCCAACTAGAGATATACAAATACAATCTAAACCTGTAGACAGGAAGATAATACAACCTGTCATGCCTAGGGAAATAGATTTAAGAGAAGTTAAATGGCTAACGATTACTCCTGAAAATTTTGAAGAACAATTTGCAATCATAGAAGAACAAGAAGGCGAGTTAGTTTTTTTAGCTATGACAATACCTGACTATGAGTTGATGGCATATAATATGCAAGAAATTAAAAGGTACATAACAGAATTAAAAGATGTAGTTGTTTACTATAGAACAGTAACAACTAATGAACCTAAAAAAGAAAATGAGTAGCAATATGAAAATTTCAGAAGAGGGTAAAGCTTTAATTAAAAAGTTTGAGGGCTGTGAATTAAAAGCATATAGATGTCCAGCAGGAAAATTAACAATCGGTTATGGTCATGTTAAAGGTGTTAAAGAAGGTGATGAATGGTCACAGTCACACGCAGAACATATGCTCGATGTAGAGCTAGAAGAATACGAGGGCTATATAAATGACTACGTACAAGCTCCCTTATCACAAAGTCAATTTGATGCCCTCGTAGCCTGGGTTTACAACTTAGGACCAAGCAATCTAAAACAATCTACTTTATTAAAAGTATTAAATGCTGGTGAGTATGATGATGTGCCAAAAGAAATTAGAAGATGGAATAAAGCCAATGGTAAAGTTTTGGATGGTCTAATAAGAAGAAGGGAGGCAGAGGCTTTATTATTTCAAAATAAAGAATGGATAGAGGTATAAGTAATGGCATTAAGTAAATTCATATTTCAACCAGGCATAAATAAAGAAGGTACAAATTATTCTAATGAAGGTGGTTGGTTTGATGCAGACAAAGTTAGATTTAGAAAAGGTAGACCTGAAAGAATAGGTGGTTGGGCAAAGCAAACTGATAATTCATATAGAGGCACTGCTAGAAAAATTCATGTCTATAACACAATAGAACAAGATTACTATAATGTTGTAGGTACACATAAAAAACTTTATGTACAGCAAGGAGTTACCTTTCACGATGTTACACCTATAAGATTGACTACATCTGCAGGAGATGCAACTTTTGCTAAAGTAGCTGATGATTCTAGTTTAATTACAGTAACTGAAAATGGTCATGGAGCTACAGCAGGAGATAGTGTAACTTTTAGTGATGCTGTAAGTTTAGGTGGCAATATAGTTGCTGCTGTTCTAAATCAAGAATATGAAATAACAAGAGTATTGACAGATAATACTTATCAAATAAATGCTAAAGATACTAATGGTACTGAAGTTCTAGCCAACTCATCTGATAGTGGTAATGGTGGTTCTAGCACAGTTGCTGTTTATCAAATTAATAGTGGTTTAGATGATTATGTAAAATCTACAGGTTGGGGTGCTTCTACATGGGGTGGTCCTGCTTGGGGTTCAGCTACATCATTAAGTTATACAAATCAACTAAGGTTGTGGAGTATAGATAATTTTGGTAATGATACTATAGCTTGTCCTAGAGGTGGACCATTATATTACTGGGATGAATCTTCAGGTTTAAGCACAAGAGCAGTTGCAGCTAGTAGCAGAGCAGGAGCAAGTAATACGCCAACAGCAGTATTACAAATAATGATGTCAGATATAGATAGGCACGTCATAGCATTTGGTTGCAATCCTATAGGGTCATCTACTATAGACCCACTATTAGTAAGATTTTCTGATAGAGAAAATGCTGTAGACTGGACACCTACAGCAACAAACTCAGCAGGTGGTGTTCAGCTATCTTCAGGTAGTTATATAGTTGGTGCTATAAAAACTAGACAAGAAATATTAATTTGGACAGATGTAGGCATAACTTCCATGAGATTTGTTGGAGCACCTTTTGTATTTACTTTTAATGAAGTAGCTAGCGGTATGTCTTTAATATCACCTAATGCTGCAGTAACTATAGGAAACGTAGTTTACTTTATGGACAAAGGAGCTTTCTATGCATACGCAGGTGCTGCACAACGTATACCTTGTACAGTATTAGACCATGTGTTTAGTGACTTTAATGACTCTCAAGCATTTAAAGTTTTTGGAGCACCCATACCAGAACATAATGAAATCATATGGTTTTATCCAAGTGCTAATTCTTCTGAGCTTGATAGATATGTTATTTATAACTATTTAGAGAAGTCATGGAGCATAGGCACTACAAGCGATGGCTTTACAAGAACTGCTTGGAATCCTGCATACTCAGAAGATTTTCCATTAGCTGCAGGCAAACTAGATGAAACAGATAATAACTATTTGTACTACCATGAGTTTGGGCATAGTGCTGATGGTTCTAACTTTACTGCTTTTATAGAATCTGCAGATTTTGATTTAGACCCTGATGGAGAAAACTATATGTTTATTTCTAAGATAATACCTGACGTAGAATATAGAGGGTCTTCAGATACAGGCAATACAGTAAGCATTACTTTAAAAGGTAGAAACTATCCTCTAGAAAGTTTAACGAGCTTAGACACGATATCTGTAACTCCTAACACTACTTTTGTTAATACTAGAGCAAGAAGTAGGCAAACTGCTATCAGAGTAGAAAACAATGCAGATAATTTTGGTTGGCGATTAGGTGACTTAAGATTAGATTTAAAACAGGATGGTAAAAGATAATGGCAGAAAAAACTAATATTCCTCTACCATTAGCCTCTAGCGAATACGATGAAATGAATGAGGCTATAACTAGAAGAAACATAGAGCAAGGCTTTCAAGATATAAATAGTGAAGTAGGTGCTACTAAAAGAATACAAGACCCTGTAACTTCTAAAGCTATACGTAGACATCAATTTTTATTAATGGGAGCAAAGCATGGCTGATAGTTTAAAAGTTTTAGCACAGCTTGACCCTGCTGCTACAACTACTACAACTCTCTATACAGTGCCTGATAAAACACAGACAACAATAAGTTCTATTGTTGCTGCAAATAGAACTGGCTCTGCTATAACATTTAGATTAAGTGTTCATGTAGCAGGAGCTGGAGCTGATGATAAACAATTTGTTTTTTATGATAAATCAGTAGCAGCAAATGATTCATTCGCTATAGTAATAGGCATGACACTAAATCAAGCAGATGTTTTGAAAGTGCATACTAGTGCTGTTGATATGAGTTTTAATGTATTTGGTTGTGAAACAACTGAGGAAAGATAATGAAAGATAAAAATATAGAACAGCTTTTTAATTTAGCAGGATATAACAAAAAAACAGACGATATAGATAGTGTTATATCAGACTTAGAAGAACGTATAGATTATGTCTTTGCCAAAGAAAAAGAGGCAAGAGAAGCTAGAAGTGCTTTGTTTGGACCAAGACCTAAACGTTTTATAGTTTCAGATGAAGAATTTTTAGAAAGATATCCTGTACGAGAAAAAGACTTATCTGTTGTACCACCAATAGCTGCAGCAGGAGCTAGGATGGCTATGTCTAATGAAGATAGAATAAGAAATTTTTATTTTGATGATGATAATAAACCTATAAAAAGTGCTCTAGCTGGACCATTTAAAAGAGCCCTAGGTGAAGGAGCACCAAATATTATAAATAAGTCTAGAGTAGACGCTATGCAAGAATTATTAAAAGTATTAAGAAAACAAAAAAATATAGAAAAAGAAAGTTTTCAAATGGGTGGTTTAACTAATATGCAATCAGATATACAAAATATAGCAGAGCAAGGTCGTTTTGGAGATAATATGTTAATGCACGTTAATCCACAAGAATTATCAGGATTAGCACAATTAGGAGCATTAAGTTATAACCCTATTACAGGGCTACCAGAGGCTTTTAAAGCAAAAGATTTACTTCCAGCTATAGCAAGTTTTGTAGGAGGTCTATTTGGCGGTCCAGTAGGAAGTGCTGTGGCTTCAGGAGCAACTACAGCAATAGTAGAACAAGATATTACAAAAGGAGTTTTCGCAGGTTTAAGTGGATTTGCTGTTGGTCAATTTTTAAAAGGTGCTGGAGAAAGTGCTCAGGCAAGTATGGAATTTGCAGAAGCTGGTTCAGAAGCTGCAAAAACAGCGTTAGGAGAAGGTTCTGACATAGTAAAAGAGTTAGGCACAGAATTATCTGATCCACAAAAAAGACAAATAGTTGGAAAAGCATTTCAAGATACAGCAGAATCTTTAAATAATTTATCTGCTACAGGTGTACAATTCCAACCTTCAGGAGAAGTAAGCAAGAATATATTTGCAAATATTAATGCACCAGTTCCTGAAATAAATCCTATTACAGGAGAAATTATAAGTAGAGATCCAAATGTATTTGATATAACTGGTAGATTAGCAGAATCTGCCTCTAGACCAAGTGTATA